GCGTGATGCTTCCTAACTTAAATAAAGGATAACGATCCAAAACTCAGGCATCTCAGGATGAGGTACCTAGATCGTCTTCGACCGGGAAAAGAAAAATCGGCCGGCAAGAATACACGTCTCACAATAACATGAATAAACTCCCCCGCAGCAACAAAGCCTACCGAGGAGCGGAATTGACGTCGCTCTGGGGTTGTCAAACCTACAGCGCGAGGGGGATCTCGGACCGACGTATAGTGAAGTAGGTCTCCACGTTGCCGTAGTCCTTGGAAGAAACCACTTTTGCACCGTCGATGCGACGAACTTGAAACCTTGAGCAAAAGCGCGGAGCGCCCGAGTAGGCCACGGGGCTCTTGATGCACTTTCCGACTCCATACTCGCCCATAGCGTGTTGCACTTTGAACAAGGGAGGCAACCCATTTGGATGTGCCGGCATGCTCTCGGCTCTGCAGAAGGTCGGGTTCGCTGCCATGGCTTCGTAGTTCGGCATGGCGTCGAGAACTCCTTGAGTGCAGAAGGTAGCGGAGACGGCGAGTCCCTCGCAATCAAGTCCACTGTAGTAGACCGTCTCTGCAGCGAGGCAATACGCGAAAGTGCTGCCCGCAAGCCACTGGGCAATGGGCGTGAACTCGAGGGGAGAACTGCCAAAAGTCCAAGGCCAAGAGGCGCTCTCCCGCTCAGATTTCTTCCCACCTTCGGCGACCGTAGGAGATGCGACCAATTGCCCGTCCATGACCCTAAAGCGGCGCACATTGTTGTCCCAGGTAGGCACCGAAATTGGGACCAACTGATTGGGCACGACGACGGGGGCTCCTTGCACGAGTTCAGCGGGCAGGGTGGTGTTGACGTTCGACATGGCTCGATAATCACTTGATGAGGTGGTGACTCAGGAGGAGGAAGAATAAATCGAACTGTCTTCTTAACGTAAGATTCCTCCTGAGAATAACCCCTCTCAAGGCGACTCAATGTGGCCTGCGCTTGGCGTAACAACGTGGCTTTGCCTCGGAAATTCTGTTCTTTCCAATAAGCTATCTTGGCTCGAACGAGCGTGATCGCGTCAGTGGAACGAGAAAACTTGAGCGCGGCTACCAAAGGTGTGTGGCGATGGATCGCCGTAAGCACACTCATCAGGCAGCCCTTTCCAACGTCGTCCAACAGCTCCAAAAGGCGGGCGTCGGCATCATAGGTGAACTTCAGCTCCAATGCATAGGAGGCCAAGAAGGTCGCCGGGGCTTGTCCATAAGCGAGCTTCGCTTTGTACTTGAGCCAAAGTAGCACCGGATCACGGACGATGCCGCGACTGGTGAGAACCCAGCCGCAAAAATCAGCCACCGTCGGGTGGTGCGTTTTGCTGACCGTCTTGATGTGCTTCGTGTAAAGCGTGAGGCCGGCCGAACTTGGCAAAACATGCTGGTCGGTGGCCATGTCGTCACCTCCAAACAGCCAAGCGCCATGGTGCAGCGCCTTAGGACCATAAAGCAAAGCGACACAGGCAATGTTGTACAAAGTGTTGCCTAGCCAAGTCCCACTTTCACCAGTGGCCCTATGAGTTTGCACCGGTGTGACTCCCAGTTGATCACTCACAATGTGAGTTTTCCAGTAGGCATAAGCCTCCCGGACTTCCAAGGGGCATCCCACCCAGGCCAATAGGCAATTGTCCAACACGACGCTCTCACCCTGTTGAGTGGAGTCGAACGCCGTGTAGTCGTTGACCGTGCAAAGATCACCAGGACGCCAATGATCGCGCACCCATTCATCGAACTGACCGAGAGTCTTCCCAATATGCATATACACATTGTCAGGTAAATGCTCCCGGACTCGACGAGCCGCGAGGCGCCACCAAGCTCCAAACTTTGCGACAATGCGCTCGTTGCCTTGCATCAAAGATTGACCAGCCTTGGGCTCCTCGAGGTCCTTGCACTCCATCTTCCCCTTGATCTGAGCTTTCACGAAATGGTGCACGAAATTGTCCGGGAAGTCTGGATCTGCTCTTTCCTCGAGGATCAGCATTCGGGCCGCGGTGTTACCATCTGATCGAGCCAAGGCTTGCTCGTACAAGCAGTCCAGATACTCGGAAGTCTCCGGTGCGGGCAAAGACTCAGGCAAACGCAAGGCGTCCTTGAACGCGGTCCAAAGCAAGAAACCTACGTGCTCGCGAGCCACGAAGTCGGCCTCAGTGCGATCGAAGGTGCTCGGAACCAAGCGCTTACGCCACGTGGCAGCCTTGAGGACCGGATCATTCGCACGATGACGCGGGAAAATAAACGCGGCGGGGTCAGTGTAGCGAGTGTCGTCATACAACTTGCTAATGCCGGCGATGGAGTGAAACTCGCGACTAACACGCTAAATGTGGGTGCTGATCAAAGTGACCGTTGAGCATTTGCCCAACATTCATGAGATTCGGCAGGCTCGGGCGGACGCCATGGTTCCGATCTCAAGCGTGCCGCCTGGCTTGGAGGCTGGTCACGCTGATGAGGCCTACGTTGAGCACACGCCTCAGTCGCGAATGGGCCCCTGGATGGCGAGCCTCTACGTCGACGCATTGCCATTGAACTTAGTGGAACCCGCGAAAGTCGATCTCGCGACCTCCGCGCTTGCTCCTGACCGCGTTCAGTTGCCATTGTGGCACGAAGACGCTTTGGAGGTCACATTGATCAGCACCCACATTGAGCGTGTTAGTCGCGAGTTCCACTCCATCGCCGGCATTAGCAAGTTGTATGACGACACTCGCTACACTGACCCCGCCGCGTTTATTTTCCCGCGTCATCG